CTTTTGAAAGCTCGGAAAAAGACTCATTCTTCACGCCCACCCATGAGGCCGATAAGAAGCAATATCGCGCCATCAATCGTCAATGCTTGGCCATATCCGGCCCACAAGGAAACGCCAGCGCCGATACAGGCAAGGCCAATCAGAATCAGGATGTCGCGGCGGTCGATTTTAGGCAAAGATCGGGCTCCAGTTGTCCGGCATTCTCTGCTCGGATTCGGTTAGGATCGCGCGGCCAAGTGCCATCAGGATGGCAATAACCCCGTCGATCTTGTTCTCTGCGCGCTCTTTGTTAGGATAGATATTGTCTTTCTTGTCGGTATGCGCCACGACATTTGACATCATCCACGTTAAAACCGGATCGCCGTCGAAGTGGAACTTGCGCTCAAGGATGAGCGCCTCCAGTGCCTTCATTGGCTCTGTGAAATTCTGCACAGTGGCCCGGACTTCGACCATGGTAAAGCCCTCATCCATCATCCGAACAGCCATCTGCGTTGCCTGCCAGGGATCGTAACAAATCTCCTGCACATCAAAAGCGGAAACGTCGTCCTTGAGATCGTCCTCAATCAAGCCGTAGTCCGTAACAGCCCCGGGCGTCTCGACGATCAGATCCTCGTGCCTCCATCCCTGGTAGTGCGTATTCTCCGGACGGTTGATCGTGTCGGCGGGAAGGTAATATCTGCCGAAAGCGTAGAAGTGTCCGTCCCTTTCAAAGAGCGTCACCTTGGCGGCGATGTCGGTTTTGCTTGCAAGATCGATCCCGATCCAGCACGGCATGCCGCGGAAGTCCTCGATGCTCATCTCGGTCTTGCACTGCGCCCATTCAAGCATATTCATCCACGCTGCATCCGCGTTCATCCACTGGTTAAGATGTTTGCATCGAATGATGTTCTGCCGGCTTGCGCGCTGCGTCGCTTCCCGGTGGCGGGCTTCCAGATAATCCTCAAAAACCGATATGCCAAAGTTCGGATTTGCCTTCGGCCACAGCGCGAAATCGCTCCAATCGTCGCTTTCATCGAGGGTATATATGCACCCAAAAAGCTCGTCGTTTTCAAATTGGCCCGCAAGCACTTTCACAACCTGACCGCGCTTGTCATAGCATGGCCCGGCAAGATTGCTTCCCGCTGTCGTAATGACGCACAGCATCGGCTGCGTCCGCGCGCCCATGCCGGTGATCATGGTGTCGTAAAGGTCCGGCGTCTTGTGCTCATGAAATTCGTCAACGAGTGCGCAGTGAGGGGATGAGCCGTCGCCGGGATTCCCAACGACAGGCTGAAACCGGGAAGCGGATTTCAAGGAGAACATCGTCTTGCTCTGCATCGTACCAGGCTCAACGCCAAAAAACTCCTTGAACCCGGGCGAGCGCATCGCCATCAGTTTGGCCGGCCTGAAAACCTCCCAGGCTTGGTTCTCTGTCGTCGCTCCAGAATAGACCTCGCTACCCTCCTCGCCATCGGCCGCGAACATATAGTTGCCGATGATGGCGCCAATCTGTGATTTCCCGTTTTTACGCGGGATTTCAAGATACATCTCCCGGAAGCGGCGCATGCCATCGCTTTTCCGAACCCACCCGAACGGCGCGGCCAGGCAAAAGCACTGCCATGGCTGCAAAACCATCTTTTCCCCGGCCCATTTGCCTTTTACATGCACCATATTTTGAGCGAATTGGCATATTTTCTCGCCTTTTTCGCGGTCAAAACGATACGGAAATTTCGGGTCTTTTTGCTTTTGGAGATCATCAAGATGCCGCTGGCATGCCTGCCGGACGTAAATACAAGCGTCAACGCGCACGGAAACCACGTCCCGCGCGTATTTATTCGCCTTATTTACGAGCGCATTAGACAATAAAAACCCTCTTTTTTTCCTGCAATTCGGCTAAAAACCACTCGTGACAGCCAACATCTCCGCCGGTTTTCTCGAAAAACGGGAGATGCATGGATATCATTATTGAAACATCAGGGTTATCCGCGGCTTTCAGGATGTCTTCGGCAATGGCGTATTCTCCGCCCTCAATGTCGATTTTGATGAGTTTTCGCCCAGCCTCCATGCCGATCATGCTCTCAAGCGTAACACCAAGGACGGACCATGTAGGGCCGCCAAGGTTCGCAAATAACGCACTACTCATCGAGTCGCCTGGCTGGCCGAGGCTACCTATCTCAGTGTCGCCGTTCCTGGGAGCAACCGCCCCGTTGATGACTACAATCGAGTCGGCCCAGGATGATTCGGAATTCAAATCTACATTTTCAAGCAGTTCAGCATGCGCCACCGGATCCGGCTCAAGCGAGTATGTCAATCTTGCAATCTGCGCCCCGTAAAGAGTCGTCGGCCCGATCCATGCGCCGATATCGAAAAAAGTCGTTTCAGCGTCCAGGCATGCGTCGAGGATATCGAATGTCTGCGGCTCCCATGTGCCATTTTCAAGCGCGGCCCAGAACCCATCTCTGTTGCCGGCCGTCGCGGCCCACTCAAGCTTGTTTTTTCTTACCCTTCGCATCCTCAAAGCTGCTCCATGGATTATCTTTCTCGTCCTTTTTTGGCGCCGAAATCCGGGATCGGCTGCTCGGGGTCATGCCGAATTCCGTGAGATATCTATGCATCAACGTCAGTGCAGTATTTGCAATCCCAACACTCGGACTCTGGATGATGTTGCCGTTGGTCGTTTCGGTCATGAGCCCGTTCTTGTTGATATCGGATTCCGCACGCACCCACCTGTCGAAGCACTGGCAATATGCCGCGAGAGCCGCCATGTCCACCTGGGTAATGAGGCCTATCGCCTGGAGCTCTGGGACGATCCTGCCCCATTCCATAAGCGCATATCTGCCAAGGTGCGCCGGCGGTTGTGGAATCCCTGAATTCGGACGAGGCTCATCCGGATTTTCTCTCCCCTTTCGTGCGGTTCCCTTCAGAACCTTCAAATTGCTTGGAAGCGGTTTTCTTCCGGCCATATATAGAATCAAAACCCCATATCTTTATTTTGGTCGAGCGGTTTTTTGATTGCCGCCGACGGTTTAGAGGCTGGAATCTCTACAGATTTGACCCACCCTCCCCATTCGACCGGCCGAACCGCTCGCCTTTGTGGATCATCTCATGACACCGACGACACACAGACATCAGATTGTCGAGCACCAGTCTCAAGTCCGGCATTTCGCTCACTGGCGCCTTGTGGTGCACCATCTCGGCAGGCTTGACGTTGCACATCTCACAGATAGGATTCTGCGACATCTTGACCGACCGGACCTTGCTCCACCTGGTATCGTACCCGCGTTGCACCGCAGTCTCGCGCTTGCGTTCCCAGGCAACCCTCCGCTTCCTTAGTGCCTCGGCCACCGCTGCCTCATGCTGCGCTTGATGCCGATCACATCTCGCCTGTCCTCGCACAAGCTTACCGCATCCAGGATGAGCGCATGGTCTGAGAGGCAGATCCGGCATCTATCGCACCCACACAGAACGAGCCGCACACCATGCGGTCGCTATTTCTCCGCCCATGTGCGCCTGAGGAGGTTTGTTGCAGTACTCAAGGCACCCACAGCGCTTGCACCCGTAAA